CCCAATCGTACTGTCCGCCGTAGTGCGGTGAAACCTGGCGCGTGCCGGAGTTGTAGGCGTCGAGCGCTTCCTGGCCCAGGATCTTCAGGTCGGCGGTGATGACGGCCTCGGTCTTGTCGGCGTTCAGCTCGACGGCGACCTCGTCCGAGGTCCAGCCCTGGGCAAACTTCGTGTAGTTCTCGGGATTGATGAAACCCTTGTGGGTGTTGATGAAGGGCCGGCCGCCGAACAAGTCCTTCTTGGCGGCGAGCATGGGGGCGGAACGGTAGACGCCGATCAGCGCCTGCTTCTCGAATTCCTTGGGTACCGTGACGTCCATGGCGCGCACTTCCCGCGGCAGGTAGTACTGCACCCCTGACCGGGCGATGGCGACCTTCTTTTCGAGCCGGACCTGTTCGACGGGCATGGGCCTCTGGCGGCCAGCGGTGCGGTAACCAGCGCCCCGGGGCTTTTGTACAACCTAAGGGAACGCTTTCTATTCTGTCAAGTGCCTTGCGGTTTCTGGTCTTCCGTGCGCGACCGGATCTCTTCGGCGAGGGATCGGTGGAGGTATGCGACCATTCCGACGATCTTGGGGTTCTTGAGTTCCACAATGTCGATGCCGCGCAGCATGGCGAACTCGATGGCCCTTCCGAGCTCCGTGAGCACCGCGAGAGCGGCGTCAGGGTTGCTCATGGCGGAACACAGGGTCTTCGTCAGGTGCTCAGCCCTGAATTCTTCGAACCGGTACTTCATTCTTTCTCCCCGAAGAGGAATGTCAGCTTCTTGGGCGCTCCTGGAATGTGGCCGACGTGCCACGCGCCGCACTTGTCACAGTGGTACACGTGCAGGTTCTCGAACCCGCGCTTACGAAGCGATCGGATGTGTTTGGCCGCGCGCCTATCGTTCTCGCTCCGGTAGCGGCGTTTCACGCAGTTCACTTTCCCCTGCGCGCTTCCCGGGCCTGGCTGTAGGCGATGGCCGCAGCCTGCTTCACCGGCTTTCCGGCTTTCACCTCCGCCTTGATGTTTTGACGGATGGCTTCTTTCGTTCCCGACTTGATGAGGTGGTCGGCCACCTGTCCGGGCTTGTGCATCAATTCCTCCACACTACATCCAAGGATTCTGCGCCTTGTGATCAAGGCTTACAGTCGACCACGTCAACGGTTTCTTGAAAATCTCAGTGAAGAATGCCACGTCCTCGGGCTTGAGATGGCGCGCTCCAACCCTTTCCTTCGCCAACCAGAATTCCCACCAGTGTGTTCGATATTTCTTAGCCATAGATACCTCCTCACGCCGCCAGGGCTATACCGTCACCGCGAGTGACGCGCATGCCCTTCAGGTCGTACACCGGAAGCATAGCACACCGGCACATATAGTCCAGATACTCCTTGGGCAGATCGTTGATGGCGAAGATCTTGCCGTTGAGCGACCTGTGGGTCGAGCGCACCCGCCCGTCGCCGACCGTCACCCACTTGATCCACTTGGCGCCCGCCTCATCGTACGTCGCCACGGTGAGCGCGCGGTTGAACCGGCTGAACTGGTCCCGGGCGAAGAACGCCGAGAACGTCCCAGCCTCCTTCCTCGCCTTGTCCATGACGGCCTCGAACCCATCAAGGTCCGGCCGGCGCCCTTCTATCCACTGCTCGAACATGGCGATGAACCTCTTGCGGATGTCGCTCTGGCCTTCGGAGATTCTTTCGACCGCGCTCTTCAGGTAGCCGCGGCGGATCATCTCGAGGCGATCACGGAACACATCGTCTTTCGTCAGCGCCATGAGCACGCGGGCCTTGGTCTCCTCGTCTGCGTCCTCCTGCAGTTCGGTGAAGTATTGCTCCTGTGCATCGAGGAACTGGCGCGACAGCATGCCGAGCATCTTCTGGCTGACCGGGGACTCGCCAAGCGCGCGCTTGATCCTCTCGCGCAGCGCGGCGATCAAGTGCTGGCTCAGTTCATCGGCATCAGACACCCCGGCGATCCTGGCGCCCGTCTGCGCCGAAGCCATCATCACTTCTTTCTGGATCTCGTCGACGGTCTCGATGTAGGCCCGTCGCACGATCTCGGCGGCGACCTGGATGGATTGGAACGGGGGCGGTGCAGCGCCGCGCGTGCGCATCTTCTCGAACCCGGCAGCCGTCTTGGGCGACTGAAGGAAGTGGTAGACGCGTCGGGGGACTACGATTTTTTGAGCCACAGTTCCCCCTCTTCGCTCGGCACGCTGATGATCGCCTTGCCCTCCGGCTGCTGGCTCTGAATCATGCGAACCATCTCGCGGCCCATGAGTTCGACCTGGCCCTTGAGGTCCGAGCACTCTGCGCGCAGGGCGTCGACCTCGGCCCGAAGCTTCTTGACGCCGAACATCAGCGGTGCCTCTTGAACATGGCGTCGAAGAACCCGGGGCGCTTCTCGGTGGAACCTTCTCCCGGGTCTTCCTGGTCATCGACGAACAGCGCCAAGCGCTTCAGGATCTCCTCGGATATCTCGAGCTGGGGGACCTGGCCGCGGGCGATTTCGATGGCGTCGACGAGTTGCATGCCGGCCTGGACCAAACCATTCACAGCGTTGACGAAGGCCGTGAGCATGTCCATGCGCTCTTCGTTCGTGAGCACGGCCGGGGAATCGAACTGGATGTTGACCTTGTCCGCGAGCTTGGCCTGTTCCGATCCGTAGCCGAAGCACGAGTAGACCAGCATCTGGATGAGCGGCCGGAGCTGCAGGCTGGCTTCCTTACCGGACTGCTGGATGACGGCCGCCTGCTTGAGGGTGACGTCGTAGTTCTTCTCGTCCTGGCCGGGCTGCATCTCGTTGAAGAGGATCGTGTGGGAGATACCGGACTTGGCACCGACGTCCTGCTTCAGGAGCAGGATCAGGTCATCAAAGTCCGTGAAATGCCGCTCGAGGGTTTTCAACTCGCCCACCAGGTTGAGCACTTCGGGCTGAAGCATGGACCAGCTTCGCAACTTCTCGCCGTTGGACTCCGACAGCTTCTTAGCCGCGTTCAGGCCGGACTGGGCAATGATCGCATCGAAGGGTGCGTGCAGGTACACGAGGGAGAGCTGCTGGCTGATGATGGGGATGGCCCGGATGGACATCTCGTAGGCCAGGAGCGACGGCATGAAGCTCGGGAAGTCCGAGATCCCCCAACCCATCTGCCGAAGCATTCCCCAGTACGGAAGGCGCTTGGGGCGGCCGATGGCCATTCTCTCACGCGAAACCGAGATTCCGGCAATGGGCACCATGAACTCGGCGGGCGTCAGGTAGTCCTCGGCGCTCACCGTGTAGTTCGGGATGAGCACGGAGTTCCACCGATCCACTTCCCAGAAGTAGTCGATGCAGTCCTTGTCGAGCATCTTTCCCTTAGCCAGTTGCTCGATGGTCATCAGGTATGAGATGGGGGTATCTCCGCGCAGCGCCGGGATGGCCAAGGCGCCGCCGTATATGTACCCGTCCCTCCACCAGTCCTTGACCACGCCTTCGAAGTTCCTGGACTCGGCGTGCTTCTTGAGCTCGTCCAGCCACTCGGGCTTCCACTCCTCACCCACGAACTGATATCCGTTGATGAATATGCCCTTGGCCTTCTTGTCGATGATCTCTCCGGCGATACCGCCGTTGGAGTACATGGCCGTGGCCTCTTGCGGGCTGATGCTCACGGGCGTAGACGCAGCGTTCCACACCCCAGGGTCCACGCCGGTACCGATCCCCGTCACGTTGTTGTAGAACGCGTCAATGGCCTCGCCCGGGATACGATTTCCAGGTTTCTTCAACCCCTTCCTCAGGTCCTTGTTCAGGCGGTCGATGCTCACCGTCAGCCGATCACGGATGGTACCCATGGAGATCGCGCCGTCCTGAACCTCGTTGGCCCGGATTTCTTCCCACTGCTCTTTCTGGATTTCCTGGACGTCGTCCTGGCTGAACTCCATGGCCGCGGGCCCATCGGACACGCCCGTCTCGATGTGGCGCTTGCTGATGATCTCGAAAACGCGCTTCATGCGCGGGCTGCTCTGGCCGTTCCCCAGGATCTGGTATCGGTACCGGTCTCTCAGGTCTGCGTTCATTGGTCTTCCTTGTGGGCGGCCGGTGTGAGCTCGTACAGGTCCATGAACTCCTCGTTGTCGACCACGATTCGAAACGTCACATAGTCCAGGGAGTCGGCCCGATGATCCGGTGCCAGCGGGCCCTTGCCCTTTTCAGGTACTCCCTTTTCGTCAAATTGTCTAGTTTTGAGCATCATCGAGGTGTCAGGACAGTTGCGCCCGACAACCAGGCGACCTACCAGAAAGAGCTTGTTGACGATGAACACGCGGTCAAGGATCGAAGGGTTCCGGCCGGCGTACACCGTCTCAATGCCGTAGCGCTCGATTTCGTCGGCGTACCCACCGAGTACCGGCTTTCCCGAGTTGTCCGGATACCAGACGATGTGGTTGTGGGGGAACGCCTCGCGCATCAGCCGCGGCGCATGCCCGATGGCCTTGAAGCTGAACTCAGCCACCACTTCGACGCGGCCGCCTCGGACCACGCACGCAGTGCCCTTGCTGTACCCCTCGTTCAGGTCCTGGCCGACGTGCACGATCTCATGGGGCTGAACGTCCTGAAGCTGCTGGAAGTGAACGGACTCGTTGTAGGCGTAGTACACCCGGCCGGCGGTTAGGTTCACGAATTTGCCCTCA